ATTTTCCATCTGCTGGCGTGCCGTATCCTGAGCGCAACGACAGACGTGTGTTGGCGCTAGAGATTGAAGTGGGGCGCTTGCGTGAGGAGGTCGAGTATCTGCGCAAGTTTGTCCATCAGTACGTCAACCGGGCGGAGGGCGAGCACAAATGAGCAAAACCAGTGACGACTACCGTCCGTGTGTGTGCATTTATCCTGGTGGCAAAATCCGCAAGGCCAATATCTTGCATATCCGCCTGGACTCGCTGGAGACGGCGAAACGCAAACTGGCAGAGGACAAAGCGGCGTGGCTCAGCTACGATGATTACGATCGCTATCAGGCAGAGGGTGGCGCATAATGGCAATCGCAGGCGGGGCAACGACATCTTATCGCTGCCAGGTAAACGACGGGCAATTGACCGTGACACAAACAACGATGCAGCGCTCTCTGTGCACATCGGCGAGCGCTGCACTTGCGCTGCTGGCATCTGGTGAGCGCGTAACGGTGGCAGGTTCCGACATGGCAGAGTTGCGGCGGATGCTGGACGAGCAGGGAGTTAGGGTGTGACGAACAAGCGTAAACTATCAGACCTGATACCAGACCACGCCAACGCCAACAAAGGCACGGAGCGGGGGCGCTCCGCTTTGGAAGCGTCACTCCGCAAATACGGGGCGGGGCGCAGCATCCTGATCGACAAGAACGGGCGTATCATTTCCGGCAACAAAACGGTAGAGACCGCCGCCGACATCGGCTTGGATAATGTGATTATCATCCAGACGGACGGCAAGCAGATTGTCGCCGTGCAGCGCACCGACCTGGACATTGACAGCGCAGCGGGGCGAGGGCTGGCCTATGCCGATAACCGGGTAGGGGAACTTGACCTGTCTTTTGATGTTGAGCAGATCATCGCAGATTTGGACGCCGGAGTAGACCTGTCTTTATTGTGGTTCGACAACGAGATTGAAGAACTGGTATCGACTGACGAGAAGACGAAGCTACAAGATGCTTCGGACAATGATCGTGCACTTGGCGACAAAGGCAAGCAAATCAAAGCGGTTTTGTACGCTGACGACCTGCAAGATTTCGAGATGGCAATTAAGGCGACTGGTCTAAAAAATAGAGGAATGGCTATTATGGAGATTTGCCGATTCTACTTGGTGGAAAATGAAAAAGGACAACTCCACTCTATCGTTGAAAGTATTGCTTAGAGGAAACCTGCTAAGCGAAATCAAAGCACCTGTCGTCATGGAAACACACGGTGGCTATGGCGGCGTCTGGGCGAAATGCTACTTTTCTCTACCTGATGGTGTGGTCATGGAAAAAGACCCGCAAAAGGCAGAGGCATTATCAAAGCAACGGCCATCGTGGGCTGTGTACGAATGCGATTGCGAGCAGGCGCTGCGGGATGGGGCAGGCGCTCATCTGCCCGTTAACTTTTTGGACATTGACCCATACGGCGATCCGTGGCACGTCATCGACGCTTTCTTTTCGTCCGAGCGTACATTTCCAAGCACATTGGCGATTGCGGTAAATGATGGCCTACGGCAAAAGGTGAAAATCAATGGGGGATGGGACGTGCAATCGTTACAGTCTGCGGTGTCTCGTTATGGAGCCGCCAACACCTACAAAAATTATTTAGAAATTTGCCGGAAGCTTATCCAAGAAAAAGCGGGTAAACGTGGATACACGCTCACCCGCTGGGCTGGTTATTACTGCGGCTACGAAGGGCAGATGACGCACTATGCCGCAGTGCTCAATCGCTAGTTGTGCTGGTCGATGTACTTGGGGTTGTGATACCCCGCAGGAAGATACTTCTGCAAATCATGCTTGATGTAATGCTTGACGCCAAGTCGGTGAACAACTTCCAGAATGCGATGGGTGTAACTCTCCCAATCGGTATTGTTGGTCATCGGGAGGTAGTTAGCCCGCCCGATCTTGTAGAGGTCAACGTATCCGTGCGTCGCTTCAATGATGGCGATGCTGCTGTCGGTGTCGAGTGTCGGCTCCAAACTGACCCACGTAAAGATGCCGGCGTCGTGAAAGGCGCGAAGTGTCGCCATGCGGTCATCCGGCAACGCTGCGCCACGTTCCCACTTGCGGCTGAACGCAGCGTCGAGACTCGTAAGCGTAGAGGCGAACGCATCACGCTCCGGGCGGAAAAGGTCAAGGAACGGAAGCGCACGGGCGCCGCCTTTGGTCAGCGTGCAGAACGCCAGCCCGCTATCCTTCAGAGTTTCAATGGTCGGGCGGGTCAGGCTGACATCAAACGGGTTGAAGGGGTCAGTCGTGAAGGAAAGCATCACCTGCTCGGTGATGCCGCAAGCCGCATACTTGCGGGCGTCCTTTCGGAGCGAATCCATGAAGCCGGGTCGGGGCGTGGCGGCAGCGTCGAATTCTGGACGGGGCATCTTGAGAACGTTCGGCACGTAGCAGTTGTGACTGACCATGCCGTTTGCGATGAAGTTTTTCGTGCCGGTCATGATGTCGAACATTTCCCGCACTTCGTTCAACGGCTCGATGTTGACCACGCGAACACTGTCGCTGACGGCTTGCCCTTCGACGCAGAACTTGCGCGAGATGGAGGGGTTAACCAACTGCCAGAAGCGCATAGTTTCAGCGCGCCCGCCGCGAATGCGGATATAGGAAACATCCCGCTTACTTGGTGTTTCCCGCACAAAGTTGAAGCCGAACGCAGCCAAAGCTCGTTCCGTGGTTGCCAAAATGGTTTCATCCGAGTTGGCGATCCGCAACGCTTCTTTGCCGTGCGAGCCTTCGGCGTCGAAAATGCCCGCCAACCAACCGCGCATCCATTCGCTATCTCCCGTTGGCGCGGTCATGGCTTTAATTTCCGCAACGCGTGCGGGGCTGGTAGTTCCGATTGCGAACATGGGTTCGCCGGTGCTCGCAAAGGGAAAGTCGGTCGTTTCAATACCCGCCGCAGCAAGGTAACTCTTGGTGCGCGTCAGGGCTGGCATATCCTTGAGTGCCAAGCGGAAACGGTGCTGTACGCCCATCGCCTTTCCCGACTTGCGGCGCTTGTGCGAGTAGTCGTAAATTGCAAGGTTGGCGTCACCTTCCACCATGCCCGCAATGTAGCCAGTGCGGTAGGCTTGCGTTTCTGCGGGAGTAAGAACCGCGCCGCCAACTTTGCGGATCGCGTTGTTGGTCGTGAGGTAGGGGCGCTGGTCAGGGCCACACATGGCCCCTTGTGTGTACTTCCATCCGCGTTCGGTAAGCCAGCGATGGTCAGCCGAACAAATGACCGATGTACCGTCTGCCAGATCGATTCGGTAGGCGGATTTGCGGCTGACGACTTTCGCCAAAACGGTAGTCGTAACAATGCGGGTGTTCCAAGCGCGGGACTTGCCGTTGATTGCGATGCCCAAAATGGCCTCGCCAACTGCGATGTCTCGAATCGGCTTCGTTGTGCCGTCCGCCAGTTGGATCAGGGTGTCACCGTCCAGGCAGTAGGCGCAAGCGTGCCCGCAACCTCGGTATGGGTTTGCGGCGAGCTTGGCATACTCTCCAGCTTGCCCACGGGGAGCGTAGATGTAAGAGCATCCGGCGACGCTCCAACCGTCAGCGTTGATCTTGTAGGTGCGAGTCTTGGTTGTCATTTTCGATTTCCTTTGCCAGTAGCTGGCGAATGAACTGCGATATGTTCGGCGTTAGACGTGATAACCATTCATGCTGCGACTGGAGTATCGTCACGCTCAATACAACAGTCGGCTCGCTAAGACGCTTTCGACCGGAGCCGGGTCTTTTCCCTCCGTGTTTTGTCATGCAATCTATTGTATCATATAAAACCAAGATTGTCTACTAATTTGGGATAAGTTGGGATAACTGTCATGACATATATTTATGCGCTGGAAGACCCGAACACGAATGAGGTTCGATACATCGGCAAGTCGGATGCCCCGAAGTCGAGATGTGCGAATCACTTAGCTATGAGCAAAGCCGATGTGAATATCCACAAAAAACGGTGGATCGCAAAGTAAAAGCGGAATGGGCAAAAGCCTAACCTCATTATTCTTGAGCGTGTGCCAGAGAGGGAATGGCAAGATCGGGAGCGCTGGTGGATACAACACGGTCGTGATTCTGGCTGGCCTTTGACCAACATAGCGAGTGGCGGCGACTATAATATGGCCGGAGCTACCGATAGTATATTCGAACTCATTGACATTCTGCGATGCTATGTTGACGACGAAACAGCAGCGAGGTTGCCGGACTTGCCACATAGCGCACTGTTTGGTGTGGCCTATCGAGCGGCTGTTGATGGTGCAAGAAACGGTGTCGGGTACTTCAATGGTAGAAGCGATGGGCGAAAAATTTACGAATTGATGCGTCGTGTAATCTCGTCCGACTTGTCAGCTATGTTTCCATAATTCCATACTATGGCTAAAAAAGAGAAATTCACAACTATGGCTAAAAAAGAGAAATTCACAGCGCAGCAGATTATCGATGCCATTCGTGAAACGAAGGGCATGGTCTACCTTGCCGCCGAACGGCTTGGCTGTGACGCAAAGACCATCTATAACTACCGTGATCGCTACGCCTCAGTGCGTGCCGAAATGGAGCAGCAGGACGGTAAGGTAGATGATGTCGCAGAGATGAAACTGTATCAAGCTATTATGGCCGGCGAATCGTGGGCGGTACAGTTCCGGCTTCGCACCAAAGCCAAGCGTCGGGGCTATACCGAGCAGCATGAGCATACCGGCAAGGACGGGGATACCATCAAAATCGAGTACGTCAACGATTGGCGTGCGGAGTCGGATCAATAGGCATGTCGTAATCCCATTCTGTATTGCGCAGATGTTCAACGTTTATGATGCCCAAATCTGCCATCTTGTGATGATTCGGGCAAAGCGTAATCAAGTTTGATGCGGAGTTGTCGCCACCCTTATGAAGCGGTGTGATGTGATGAATCTGAATCGAGTAGTCAAAACCGCATATCACGCACCTATGGTCATCACGCATGGAGATTTGGTCTTTGATGTACTTCCATTTTCCACCCTTCCAGTTGCCGTTCATGTGCGCAACTTTTGGATTGTCAGCAGCCAGGCAGTAGCGATTGCAATAGTTGCGTTCCTGCACTTGGCTTGGAAAACGTTTAATCTCTCTACCGCACGTTGCACACTTGACAGTAATTTTATTCAGACCTCGTGCGCCGGTAGTAAGTCGTTGCCATTCACGATAGCAAGAATCGCTACAGGTTACTTTGTACTGGGACGGCCATTTGGAAAATGTCTTTCCGCAGACGGGACAACAGGCATGTTGCTTGCCTCCTCGATAATTGCCGTTGTTCTCTTTCTTGTGCTGATGCCCGTTAATGAATCTGCGTTGCTGGCTAGGGTATCTGGTTCGCTTGACTTCTTGCCCGCAACCGCAGGCGCAATAGATGATTTCAGGTCTAACGTCAATCAGTTCTTGAGACATGTAGTGTGTTCCTTTCGTGAGGAATTATACCATGCCTAGAACACTTGACGCAACTACCAGGTTGCCATATCCACACCCAGGACAGCAGACGGTGCGCTTGCAGGCAAAGCGTTTTAACTGGTTATCTGCTGGCAGGCGTTGGCGAAAAACAACGCTCGTTATGGCGATTGCCGTTGAAAGTGCGCTCAAGCGCAAGCGTATCATTTGGGGAGCGCCAACCTACAATCAGGTACGCATCGGGTTTAATGAGACTAGACAAGCGGCGGCAGGTATTGCCGATTTCAATGTGTCCAGGATGGAAGTAACCTTTCCTGGTGGCGGCGTCATTCTGTTTCGTTCGCTTGACAATCCAGACAATGCTCGTGGCGAAACGGCAGACGGAGTTGTCATTGACGAAACGGCGGATGTTGCCGGTGCCGCATGGTATGAGGTTTTGCGTCCCATGCTGATTGATACAGGAGGTTGGCTGTGGGCAATAGGCACACCAAAGGGGCGCAACTGGTTTTATATTGAGCATTCGACAGCGCAAGATAAGCCAGATGCAATCGCATGGCAAGTGCCGACACTAGGAGTACGTATCGACAACGGGAAGTTAGTGCGAAGTTATCATCCAATGGAGAATCCGCACGTTCCATTTGATGAAGTTGAAAACCTGTGGCGCACCATGTCGGAACGTGCATTTCAGCAGGAGATACTCGCACAATTCATAGAGACATCGGGCGGTGTGTTTCGTGGCGTCATGGCGTGCGCAACGGCAAAGCCTGAGACCGGCAGGCGTGGTGACACGGTGTACGTTGCCGGTCTGGACTGGGCACTGTCCTATGATTTTACCGTGCTCAGTATCATCAATGTCAACACGCGCGAGCTTGTCTACCTCGACCGATACAATGGCGTGGACTATTCCATGCAGAGGCAGCGCATCAAGGCGGCGTGTGACCGGTTCGGCATTGCTGGCATGATTGCCGAGGCCAATGCTATGGGAAAACCCAACAATGATGAGCTACGGCGCATGGGCTTACCGGTGCGTGATTTTGTCACCACGAACGCAACCAAAGCGGACGCTATCGAGTCGCTGGCAGCGGCGTTTGAGCAAGGCAACATCCGCATCCTCGATGACCCGACGCTGATTGCGGAGTTGCAGGCGTATGAGGTTGAGCGATTGCCAAGCGGCATGGTGCGCTATTCTGCGCCGGATTCCATGCATGATGATATGGTTGTCAGTTTGGCCTTGGCGTGGCACGGCGCATCGGCTGCGCAACGTAAACGGGCAACAGTGAGGGAATACTAGCAATGATTGACATTATGAGACTGTCGCCTCAGGACTTGGAACGCTTTCTGCACCTGCAAGGCATCGTCGACAGGCAAGCCAACGAAGCGGCAAAAGTGCGAGCGCTGCGTGACTACTACAAGGGCGAACATCCGATCATGCTGACCAAGCGCCAACAGGAGTACTTGGGCGCACTGGTAGAGGATACGGAATTTACCTTTGCGCACAACCTGGTGCGTGCCATCGTGGACACGTTGCGGGAACGTCTTGATGTGAGCGGTTTCACGGTGAACGATGACACCGCCGCCGATGCAACCATGCAGGACAATCCGCAACCATCGGCGCAACTTGCAGCGATGTTCTGGCAGTGGTGGAAGTCAAGCCGCACGGATGCTGCACAGATTACGCTGTATCGGCGTGCGCTTAGGGATGGCAAGGCTTACGTGATTGTCGATTGGGACGCTGCGCAGAATCGACCAAAGTTCATCGTTCATCGTGTCGATGCTGGCGACCTGCAACCGGGCATCATGCTACACCGTGACCCGGAAGATGCTGACAATGTGCTGCATGCCAGTCGCTACTTCTACACGTTCGACCCGCTCAATCCTGGCGGAACTGGCAAGCAACGCAAAACGATTTACCTGCCAGGCGAAATCAGGAAATACATCATGAGCAAAACGGGCAACTGGGAACCATTCCAGGATGTTGGCGATCCAACGTGGCCGCTGCCCTGGGTTGACTCGACAGGTGCGCCGCTTGGCATTCCAGTGATTGAGTTTGCCAACCCTGGCGGCAGTGAGATTGAGCAGATTATCGGGCTACAGAACGCACTGAACAAAACGTGGCTTGACCTGATAGCGGCTGCCGACACGAACGGCTTTCCGGTGGTTGCAATCGAGTATTCTGGCGACAGTGCATTTGGCTCTGTGCAGCAGGACGATGCCGACATTGAAGGTGATGACGAGTTTCGCATCAGTCCGGGGCGTGCGATTGAGGTAGACAATGGCACTGTCAAGCGGATTGACGCATCCAACCTGCAACCGATGATTGAAACCATGTGGACGATTGTCCAGGCTGTTGCCGGCGTCTCACGCACGCCAGCGTATTACCTGCGTCCCGTGGGCGGCGGCGACGTGCCAAGCGGTGAGGCTCTCAAGCAACTTGAGAGCGGACTAGTCAAGCGTGCGCAAGAGCGCCAGCTAACGTTCGGGCAGGCGTGGGAGGATGCCTTTACGATGGCCTACCAACTGGCGAAAACGTTCGGCTCCGACGTGCCAGAGGTTGACCCGCTGACGATCCAAACCGTGTGGACTGACGCCAACGTGCGGAATGAGTTGGCACAGGCGCAAGTCGGGCAAGCGTATCAGGGGCTAGGCGTGCCAGATGATACAATCTGGCAGTATGTGCTAGGCTTTACGCCATCGGAGATCGCCGGTTGGAAAGCTGACAAGCGCAGAGAAGAAGCGGTCAAGATTGCCAGTGTGAGCGAATCGTTACGCCGTGCTCAGTTGCAGGCGCAACGACCGGCAGATAGCACGCCACCCGTACAACAGAACGGAGGGACACAGTGAGCGAACCGATTAAACTGTTTAGGAACGGGCAGGAAATTGTCATCGCAGCGCCATCACAGGTGCAACTGCTGATCCGAGAAGGATGGAGTGCAACGCCCGATGACGATGTTCCGTTCGACATCGAGGAGCCAGAGGAGCCAGAAGAGCCAGAGGAGCCAGAAGAGCCAGAGGAGCCAGAGGAGCCAGAGGAGCCAGAAGAACCGGTCAAGTCAAAGCGTGGCAGGCCAAAGGCGAAGGCGCAAAAGTGAACGAACTAAATCAAGTGCGCTTTGAGTGCTTTTCCAAGGCGCTCGAAAACCCTGTATCACGCGTCTTTGTCAATGGCGTTGAGGTGATGAACGTGCGAAACGCCACGGTTGAAACGAAAGGCAAAGGCGTACAACTCGTTACCTTGGAGTTTTTGGCGCAAGTCGAAGCGGTGTCTGTCGAACATACTGTCAATGGGCACCTGCTAAACGAATTAGACCTGTGGGCTGAAATTACGTGCGTTGGTGACTCGAATAGACGGTTTATGCATCTTGCGACTGGCGCAATCAGAGAGGAGCCGCCGGAAGTTGTTTCGGTTAAGGCGAAACGTGGCAGGCCAAAGGGGAGTGTCAACGATGGAAAAAAGTGATGTGCTTGTAAGGCATATAAAACTCAAGCCGCTGGTAAAGGGCGCATGGGAGCGCAAAGCGGCAATCTGGATCAATGGCGTGGAGATTGTAGGTGTAATCGAGTACGATATACACGCCAGTGTAGAGTCCCGCCTGGGCGTGATGCAGCAATTTACAATCACGATGTGGGCCGACATCGTGATTGAGCATGTAGAGGGGGCAGCAGAGTGAACGAGCTTCT